GGCACCATGTTCTTATGAAGACCGCACTCCATAGATTAAGAAAAATGTTAGGTGAAGATTATCACATTATGGCGGGCAATGTAGCCACACTGGACGGTATTAATGATTTGGCAGACTGGGGAGCAGACAGTGTGCGTTGTAACATTGGCGGCGGCTCGATTTGCTCAACTCGCATACAAACTGGCCATGGTGTGCCGGGGCTACAGACAATTATTGATTGTGCTCAAACTGACAGAGATGTGAAAATTATTGCTGATGGAGGCATTAAAAATTCAGGCGACATTGTCAAGGCTTTGGCCGCCGGCGCTGATGCTGTTATGTGTGGTTCTTTGTTCGCCGGAACTAAAGAGACTCCCGGAGAGATCGTCAACGACTCTAGAGGCCACAAGTGGAAAACATATCGAGGTATGGCCTCCAAGGAAGCACAAGTTGACTGGAGAGGGCAATATTCTTCTTTTGAAGGAGTGTCTACCAGGGTACCATATCGCGGTAGTGTCTTGGATATCTTGGACAATTTAGAAAGAGGAATCCGCTCCGGGTGCTCATACTCAGGTGCTCGAAGCATAAAAGAACTTCAAGCAAGGGCGGATTTGATGATTCAAACGAATGCCGGTCAATCAGAAAGCAGCACGCATATTGAAAGCAGGGCTTGGTAGACTATGGAAAACGAAATAGACTACGGAAAGCTAAATAAAAGAATAGTTTTTACCGAGAACGATCACCGGCATGTAAAGTTTTTGATGAAACTTAAATCGCTTGGTTTAACACAAGCAAAGTTTTTTAGATATATTATTACTGGCTTACTAAATGATGATTCGCGAATTCATGATTTTGTTGAGGAAATCAGCGATGTATCAAAAAAAAGAAAGGGCCAAGCCCGCAAACTTCGTCAAGCTGGACAAGAAAAAGCAAACGATTACGGACTAAGCGAAAACGAAGTTGAAAATATATTTGATATGATTGCAGAGGTGTTTCCAGAATTATGAAAAAGACTGACGGACTTTTACTGTGCTCCAAGGAGTGCATGAGATTAAATCAAGCATGCCCAAACAAGGAATGCAAGCACTGGATTAACTTTCCAAGTGAACATAATTGCTGTCTTGTGTCTATATATGAGAACGGACCCATGACGCTTAGGCAGGTGGCCGAGAGAATTCAATTATCATTTGCGAGAATAAAGCAAATAGAAACAAAAGCATTAGAAAAGATTAAAAAACGCATTGATAGCTTTGATTCTTATTTTTAGTGCCGTTATTACAACACACAACTACTTATTTTTGAGTTTCTTTAAACAAGAAAGGAGATTTTTTTAAAATGGCTCGTAAAACACTTTTAAACGAACAAGAGATTCGTAAATTTTTAAAACTCGCAAACATCACAACTGTTGGCGAACAACAGATTGCTGAGATGGGTAGCTACGGTGGCTCATATGCTCGTGATGATGAAGAGGAATTAGAGGACGCTGATGCTGATGCCGATCTTGGCGACGAAGTGGAGGTCGATGTAGACGCTCAGCTTCCAGTAGAAGACGAGCCTATGGTAGATGAACCCTCACAAGATGCTGATGCAGATCTTGATGTTGGTGGTCTTGATGTGTCTGACAAGGAGGAGTTAATGGCTGATGTTGTTCGCGCTGTTGCGGATGCACTCGGTATTGCTGACCGTGTCGATGTTGAGGCCGGTGAGGAAGATGCAATGGACAATATGGGCGTGGGCGATGAGCCTATGGCCATGGAGCCGGAAGCCGCGCTGGCACCCGAAGAAGGAGGTGAGGATTCACTTGAGGAGCCAGCTGACCTCGATGATGATGATCAGGATCCAGTGATGGAAGACGAGGACGCACTTGAGCTTTCTGAGGAGGACTTAGTTTCTGAGGTTGCTCGCCGTGTGGCGCAGAGACTTCAAAATGATTCCAAGAAAGAAGCTATGGTTGATACCCTCGCTGAAAGAATCTTGAACAGATTAGCAAACAAATAGGTTGACAAAATAAGTTAACGCTATTATAATAGCCACTAGAGACTAGTTACTCTAGTGGTTCTTTTTTTGGAGCAATATGCAAGTCTTACTATATTTACTTGTTTTTATTTTTGGGTTTTATACATACAAAACATTTTTTGTTTATAGAATCGCTAGCGCTAGTTTGTTTATGTTGAGAGTGGCACAAAAAACATCTTTATTGATGTTGTTGAAAGCAATCGAACACCATTCGTATGCGCGAACTTTCTGCATATCACAGCTAGAAAAAAACAACGCAACCAAAAACAACATAGACAGCTTTAAAATATACATGAACAACGATGTGGAACTATTAAAAGCTACCGCTATCAGGGACATTAACAAAAGTGTGCCATCATATTTTAGCCATGCTATTGAGTTTGACGACTGGGAGTCTGCAATGGCATTTCTAAATAAAAACAAAGAATTTGTTAACTTATTAAATGGAGAAAAAGCAAATGATTAAAAAAATTAAACAACTGGTTTCTGATTCGTCAAAAGCACCAGCGCAAGAAGAACAAAAGCTAACAATGATTGATCCTGCTGCGCTCGGTATTGCACTCCCTCCCCCCGAGCCAGATTTAAGAATTTTGGGACTATTTGCTGATGTTCACGAAGAGAAAATTGCTGAGCTAATTCACGGCCTTTTGATGCTGGATGGCATGAATAGACTTGTAAAGGAAGAAGAACGCAAGCCAATTGAGTTTTATATATCCACTTACGGTGGCAACGCCGACGATATGTTCGGACTTTATGATATTATCAGAAACATAAAGGAAACAAGTGAGATTCACACGATTGGTCTTGGCAAAGTAATGTCTGCTGGTGTTCTTTTGTTGGCATCTGGTACAAAAGGAAAACGCAAGATTGGAAAGAACTGTCGTGTTATGATTCATGCTGTTATGGGAGGCAACCACGGTTCGTTGCACAATATGATGAACGAACTTGAAGCAATTGAGCAATTACAAGACATGTATTGTGATGCCTTGATAGCCGAGACAAAGCTGACGCGAGCCAAACTCAAAAAAATGATAGAACGCAAAGTTAATGTCTATTTATCTGCAGAAGAAGCGGTTGAAATGGGCATCGCAGATATTATTATTTAAGAGGGAAACAAATGGCTGATTATATTAAAGATATGTTTATTGAAGTTGAGACAGCAACTAAAGAAACGCCACAATTAAAGCAAGTTGTGAAGGAAGAGTTTATAAGAGAAACACAAAAACTTGATATAAAAAATTTGATGTCGATGATCGAAGAGGCGGTTGAGGAATCACTAGAAGTCTTTGAAGAAGAAGCACAAGTGGTTAACCCCGGAAGCGACGAAGAAGCTATTGAAATGATCCTAAAAATGATCCCAAACATTGAGGTTTCAGAGATTGGCTGGTCCGATGTCAAGACACCTGGAGATGCCGAAGGCGCTGAAATCAAAGGACCACAAAGAAAGCTTCTAGAGGGATATCTAAGCAACATTCAAGGCTCGGATTTCGCTGAGAAGATTCGAAGCGTTTCCCAATTCTATACGAATGGTGTTAGTATGGTTGAACAACAAGCCGGAGACGAAAGAACAAAAAGAATTGCACAAGCCATCTCATATCTTGTGTTCTATAAAACGCTCACAAAGGTAATCACCAACTTCAATGCTTCATCCGCAGGCTTTAGTTTCGAATCGTTTCTTGCTGCACTGGTCAATGGTTTCCAAATTCCTGCTAACACGGGCACCATTGCTGACTATGTTGATAGAGCTAGCGGCGAAGAGATCCCAGTCAGCCTTAAGTTATACAAAGAAGGCAACCTGGAAGTCGGCGGTAGTTATACAGATCTTGTTAGAGATTTGGTTGATCCTAAATATCCCGGCTCTATTGACGGCGCCATGCGATATGTTGTTTGCACCAAGACACTTAGTGGTGACGATTTAGAACAAGAAGGTAAAATCGATTTTTATCAGTTTGACATTAGTCTTAATAATGTTATGAATATCATCGCGTCTTCAAAACAGAAGTCACAGCAGTGCATTATGATACCAAAGCAAATAGCTAGCGCACTCAAAGCCGGCCGCGTTGATGGTGTCAGTATGTCTGACACGCTCCCTGGCGAAGCCAATTTGCCAAGTGATGAGGATTTAGAAAAACTATTTGTAAGTTATCTCAATGCAATTTTGAAAGAAAAGGGAATACCCCTCTCACAAATGCAAGCAGAACAATTACTCCAAGCGCTTGAATACGCTAAAAAGGACGCTCTATTTAAAGACTGGATCCAGAAGATAGGCGACGATAAAGTAAACAAGGGTGTGGTTAGGGGTCGCTCCATGATTGACAAACAATATGTTAAGAGTATTACAAATGACTTTGACTGGAATTCACCTTTAAGAACTGCCGATGGTGCTGGATTGCGCTCCGACGCGCTAGCTACCATAATTGTTGCAGCCAATAATGCTGTAATCAACGACCAAAAGAAACAAAAACTAGCCGACAAGCGTAGTCAGGAAATTAAGCGCATGGTTACTGAAGGAGAGTTTCTGAGTCCCGAAGAATCTGCGAGAGCCTACAATGATATGGGCCCACGCCAAAAGAGGGTTGCACTACTAAACAGTTGGGGTTACCTTACAAGAGGCCACTTCTCTCTTAATCAAAAACAAGCAGTTAACCAAGGGCCACCTACAAACACAATAGCAGTCGGATCAATTAAGGTTGGTCGCGAAGAGGTGGCCAGAGTTGTCAACAATATTAGAGAAATTCTGAACGAAGAGGTGACCGAAATTTTTAGGTCTCTCAAAATCTTATCAGACAGCCTTAACACCTTCTTTGCTGGAGGCCTGACTGATGATGCTCTTGCCAACACTTCTATTGAGAACGCCAACAATATTAGCTCAAAAGAAATTCTTAAAACCGATAAATAAACTTGACAAACTGTTTATTTGAGATTATAATATAATATAACTATGAGGTACTAATGAGTCGAGAATACGACGACAATCAAACACTACAACAAAAAATCATGAATGGCGCTAACAAACTAGCAGACAATGTGGCGTCAACACTTGGCCCCCGCGGCCGAAATGTTTTGCTGCAAGAAAAGGGTAAAACTCCATTTGTAACTAAAGATGGGGTTACCGTGGCTCACTTTGTTGCATTAGACGATCCAATTGAAAATGCTGCAGCACAAATTATAAAACAAGCAGCAGTTCAAACAAATGCTGACGCTGGCGACGGAACTACCACAGCAACAGTTTTAGCGCGCGCTATCCTGAGAGAATCACAGCGATTCATTGCCTCCGGCGCGTCACCAACAGAACTTCAGCGAGGTATTTTGTTGGCAGTCGATGAGGTGGTCAAAAATCTTAAGAATTTAACGCACCCAATTCGTAGTATCGAGGACATTGAGCACATCGCAACCATTTCTGCTAACAATGATAACTCAATAGGCAAACTAATAGCGTTAGCTGTTGATAAAGTTGGTCAAGATGGCTCGATTACCATCGAAGAATCAAGATCAATTGATACCTCAATAGACATCACTGAAGGTTTTAGATTTGAATCAGGGTATGCAGCCTCAGCTTTTGTCACTGATGAGCGCCGAGCAATAATGGCCCACGAAGAGCCTCTTATTTTAGTTACTGACCATAAGATTTCTGCCGTTGAACCAATTATGCCTGTTTTGGAAATGGCAGCTAGAGAAAGCCGACCACTTGTTTTTGTTGCTGAAGAGATAGAAGGCCAAGCTTTGGCCGCCATGATCATGAATGCCATGCGCGGCACATTAAAGATTGCAGCAATCAAGGCCCCACACTACGGAGAAGAAAGAAGAGACTTGTTAAAAGATTTAGCTTTATCNGTGGGAGCCAAGTTTATCACACGCGAAAGTGCATATAAGCTATCAGAAATCAAGCTGTCCGACCTTGGTAGTGCCAAGTCGATTGAATCTAATAAATATGGCACTACTATTGTTGGTGGAAACTGTGATCACGAATCAGTAGAGACCAAAATACAAGGACTAAAGCAACAGATAGTTGATACATCTTCTACTCAAGAATGTGAACAAATACAAAGTAGAATTGTTAGACTTTCTTCTGGTGTGGCGGTCATCCGCGTTGGCGGCTCTACCGAGGTTGAAATGACTGAGCGCAAGCACCGTATCGAAGATGCGCTAGAGGCTGTACGCTCAGCTTTAGATGAGGGTATTGTTCCTGGCGGAGGAGTATCGCTGCTGAGGGCTTCGAACTCTCTGATTATGACAACTAACAGTAACGACGAAGCGCTCGGAGCTTGCATCGTAAGGGAAGCCTGTGCAGAGCCAATCCGACAAATGGCCATGAATGCTGGCCAGAGGTCTGCCGATATTATTATTTCTGAATTGCTAGACAAAGATATCGATCCCGACTACGGCTGGAATTTTAAAACTCAACAGTTGACAAAACTGTTAGAAGCTGGTATAGTTGACCCTGTTAAGGTTACCAGGACAGCACTGCAAAATGCCGCCAGTTGTGCTGGAACACTAATAACTACTAATTACAGTATAATACAGACGGAGACTGAATAATGCAAAACGGAGATTTGGTTCATATCCCACAAGATGTAACACTCGTGCACAACTATGATGTTTATAAGACAGTAAAACCGGTGATTGGTATTTTTATGGGAGAAGCATATAACACACATTACATGGTCTATGCGCTCGGCAGACAAAACAAAGTAGATCGAAAGCATGTATACCCAGTAGGAGAAGAATATGGGACTCGTTAAGTTAACCGAAGTGTGCCAAAATGGAGCCTTGACAACAAGGCAAGACTATACATTAAGAGAGGTCTTCATTAATCCAGAACATGTAATTATGATACGAGAAGAAGCCAGAATGCAACAATTGAATGAACAAGGCTTGTTGCCTGAAGGTCTCTCTAACAATCATCAATTCACAAAACTTACAATCAATCGAGGACACACGGGCACAGAAATAATTGTTGTTGGCTCACCGTCGGTTGTTGAAAGTTCACTAAATACAAATAAAGAATTGCTTAGAGGATAGGATGACACAAAGAGTAAATATTCAATACTCGATTGATATCGAGCAACTACCGACAGAGGTTGAGCGATTAACAAATCTCGCCGCGACCAAGCTTCAGAAGGCAAGCAAAACAAAGCTAAACAAAAGTGGTATAACGATTGAATCAGTTCAAATTATTGGCGAACTAAGAACACTATTGGCTGAGATTGATCACAACTTGCTGGATATTGAAAACATAATGAATGGTTATATTCGTTTTATAAGCACGCCTGCGGAGCCACAAACAGCAGAAGAAGAACAAGATCAAAGGCCCGTGAAAGAGATCTATCCAGATGAAGAAATGATGGAGAACCTAGAAGCAAAAATTCAGAGCTTCAAAAACAGCATGAGCCCCGGCAGCACCAATGATCAAAACCCCATTAAAAAACACAGCAGTCCAGAACAAGTCGCTCGCACAAATACTTAAAACAGTTCCAGCCGGTTCTGTTGTCGATTCTTACCTATTTTTTTCAGGCGACTTAGAGCTTTCTTTGGCTCAGTACAACCGATTTGTGTGCGCTCACACCAACAAGTACGCTGTCTATGAATTTTGGCACACCCTTTCGCGTGAACCAAAAAGAATATATGAGATGCTAACCTCAGAAAAATTTAAGTTTGATGAAAACATGTATGACATCTTGCAAGAAAAATGGGTTGAGTATAAAGACCCTGTGGTTCGTAGCGCACTCTTTTTTATGTTGAACCAAATGTCGGAAACTGGTGCGATATCACATGGAAAATTAATCAACAAATCATATGATCCGGTTGCACTAGCAGACTTAAGATCATACAAAAATGTAAAGAATATGCACCTCATCCTAGACAAGCAAGAGAATTTTCTAGATGCCATTAAAGACAAACACAGAAGCGACTATACAATTGTATCAGTGGGCGATTTTAGCTATAACTTATTTGAAGAAGGCAAAAACGAATCATACGACTTTGTAAAAGTTAATCACAGAGATTTAAAAGAAACATTTGAGACTTCTGGCAGGAAAATTATTTTGATATACAATTATGACAAACGCGCAAAGAGCTTCTACAAAGATTCCCACATCTGCATGATAGACAAGTACGGTAACCCAACAAAAAATCAGCAGTCTGCTGTGGAGATGATCGTTGCAAACTTCTGAAATTATAAAGTCATGTAGCTTATTCGCATTTGCCCAAACAGCAGTTTGGTTTCAATTGTATTCACAATACATTTGGGATTGGTGGAAAGATAAGCCTTTTGTGGCTGCGATTATATTTGGTATTCCTGCAAGCGTATGTTTTTGGTATGGAACTCGAATAGCTGTGGACGCAACAAATGAAGCGTGGGCGTCCCGTATGTTAGGGTTTGGGATGTCATATGTTACCTTTCCACTTCTTACATGGTGGCTGTTGCATGAGAGTATGTTCACAACCAAGACAATGATATGTGTGTTTTTATCATTTGTCATTGTCGGAGTACAACTATTTTGGAGATAATATGAGAAGAGTTGAAAAACCGTGGGGACACGAAATTATCTGGGCCGAGACCGAAGATTATGTGGGCAAGATCCTGCATATTAACGCGGGCCATCGTCTTTCTAAGCAGTTCCATGAAGTAAAAGAAGAGACAGTTTATGTTCTTAAGGGTACTTTATACAACTATGATGAGAACGACGACATTCAAAAGTTTACACCTGGACAATCTTTCCATGTTAATGTTGGACAAGTCCATAGGTTCGGAGCAAATGAAAGCTCAGTCGAGATTGTTGAAGTAAGCACTCCACACTTGACTGATGTTGTAAGACTTGCAGATGACTACGACAGATGAAAACTATCTATTTATTTGATGTAGACGGCACTTTGACGCCCGCAAAAAGCAAAATAGAGCAGAGCTTTGCCAAGGATTTTTATAACTGGCAGAAAGACAAAGAAGTGTATATTGTGTCGGGTGGTTCGTTTCCAAGAATTGTAGACCAACTTGGTCGGAAGATCACTGATCAAATGTTGGGTGTGTTTTCGTGCATGGGAAACGCACACTATAAAAAGATAAAAGATATAGATGGATACAGTTCTTGGTCTATGATGTATAAAAACAAATTTACCGTTGATAAGCCCAAGTTATTCTTCAGCGAGCTTGAGCGGTATGTTATGAATTCAGGCTACCATACCAAGACCGGTCGTCACTATGAAGAGCGCGTCGGCATGGTAAATTTTTCTATTGTTGGTCGTAATGCCACAATGAAAGAGCGAAAAGAATACGAAGAGTACGATAAAGAAAACAAAGAAAGAGAAAAGATTGTAGCGAAATTATCAAAGAAGCACCCGACTCTTGATTTTGTGATTGGCGGCGCAGTTAGTATTGATATTTTTAATAAAGGACATGATAAGGGTCAAGTTATCAAACATTTTGTTGACAAATTAAAAGACCATCGTATTGTTTTCGTTGGCGACCGCATACCGTTTCCTGGCAACGATTATTCAATAGCAGAGGCAGTCAGACGCTACCCGAGTTGCGAGGCGGTTGAAGTTAGTTCTTGGGAAGACACAGCACGCTTATTAAAGACCGACCTTTTTGCCAGCGGTTAGTTATAAACAAGACTATTTATTGTGTAAATGAGGTAAATTAATGGAACTTTATACCGACAATTGGTTTAAATATATTCGAGAAAATGTATTGGCAGAGGGTCTACGAGACATTGGCCTGCCAGAATTTGTGATTGATTACATAGAAGACGCAATGCCGGAAGCACCCGAGAAAGCGCGTATGTATATCGCTAATAATTGGAAGAAATCTATAGGTCGTATGGCTGGTGCTTACACTATCCCATCCCTTCAGTATGAAGTCTTTCAGTTTCTTCATCAAGAGTATGCACAATATGTTATACAGCAAGACAGCCCCAACAAAGAGGCAGGCATGGCGGACATCGAAGCGCGCACCGTGGCAATGTTCGATATAAACAAGGGTACAAACGCGCCTCGCGAAGCATACGATGAAGAGAGAATAAAGCAAAACGAGCAAGTAAAGTTTGTTATTGATAACCTTCGCAATACAGTCGGTCGCCCAATGGGAACTTGGCGCAAAGCATTTATGAAAGCAATCAAGGCTCTTAGCAAAGCTGGTGTGCCAAGTGAAAAGGTTGAGACCACCAAAGAATATCTTCGCTCTTTGTATGCCAAGAACTTTCACTTTTGGATCAATCAGTATTCTGAGCTTATTGACTTTCTCAATGATGATCCTACAAACTACGAGCTTATTAAAGACGAGTATAGTATTCAGGATGCCCACAGAACGGCCCTTAACTATCTTGAGAACAAAGAAGAGCCAGAGTTTGTTATGCACACATTCGATGATGGCTCCTACTGGTACAACTTGAATGTTTCATCCTGTGATGTCGAGGCATCACGAATGGGGCACTGCGGTTCTGACAGTCGTGGNGNNCTGGTGTCGCT